TAGTTCTTTCTATTGAAAGGATATATACACTAGGTTATATAAAGTCAAGAATGAATAATACTGTTTATGTGATACAAGATGTCCCAGGGACAAGAGAAGGAAGACCTAAAATTAATATTATAGGTGCATCTCAATTTGGTACATTAAAAGTTTTACTTCCTGAAAATGCACAAATTATTTTAAGTGCAGGGCCTTTGGTTTTTAAATTACGAAAACTGCTACAAAATTACACACCTAATGATTACTTATTATTAACAGGAGATCCGGCCATTATTGGGGTTGCCTGTTCTATTGTATCTGATATAACTAACGGTAAATATAAATTATTAAAATGGGATAAACAAGAAAGGAGATATTATCCAATTGAAATTGACCTGTATCAAAAAGTTAATTCGGATACTTGACAAATATATTTTAAGGGATTATATTAGAAATCAAATTAGAAAGGATATAATATTATGAATATAAATTTTGAAGAAGATAGAATGCAGTCTATAGAAGCAGCTAATGATGCTAGTACTTTATCTGCAAAAGTAATGCAGTTAAAAGATTTGGAAGATGAGATTGCAAATGCAGAAGAATCAGTAAAAAAATTAAAAGAGAAAGCTAAAATTATTTCTCAAATTGAAATTCCACAAATGATGGAAACAATGAATATTAAAAAATTAAAGTTGAAAGATGGTGAGTCCGTTGAAGTTACAAAATTCTACGGCGCATCTATCCCTGAAGAAAATAAGGGAGCAGCTTTTACATGGCTTCGTAATAACGGTCTAGGTGATATTATTAAAAATGATATTACTGTTACCTTTGGCAGTGGCGAAGATCACAAGGCGGCAGACTATGCTGTCCTTGCACGAGGTCAAGGCTTTGAACCCGTCCAGAAGGAAACTGTTCATGCCCAGACACTCAAGGCAATGGTTAGGGAGCGTATCGAATCTGGAAAAGATATGCCCCCTGACTTATTTAAAACGTTTGTAGGTAACCAAACAAAAATAACAAGGAGATAATCGATGCAAGAAAATAGTAACGAGAAACAAGTAGCAACGAAAAAGACCTCTTTACCATCTTCCATTTTATTTGAAGATGATGCTGGGGCAGGTTTACAAAATGTGAAAAGCGGAAGTGTGGCTTTACCTATTTTGAAACTGTTACAAAATGGTTCAGGAGAAGCAAAAAAACTGAACCCAAATTACGTTGCAGGTGCTGAACCTGGAATGTTTTTTAATACAGTAACAAAAAAACTGTATAGTGGGGAACAAGGAGTTATAGTGATTCCTTGTCATTACAAATTAGAATATCAAGAATGGTCTGATTTTGGTACCGGTCAAGGTAGACCAGAAAATATCTATTCTGATAATTCTGATATCTTAACTAAGACAACAAAAGATCAAATGGGTAAAGATAGATTACCAAATGGTAATTATATTTTAACTGTTGGTCAGCATTTTGTATTAGTTGTAGATGGAAGTTCTACTGAATCAGCTTTAATTTCCATGAGTGCGTCTCAAGGAAAGGTAAGTAGAAAATGGAACTCTATGATGTTGTCTATTACCTTTGATGGTAAAAATGGACCTTATACACCGGCTTCCTACAGTCATATGTATAAACTAACTTCTATTTTAAATTCTGGAAAAGGAAATCAATGGTATGGTTTTTCTGTAACCAAAATGGGTCAAGTAGAAGATGCTGCACTATATGAAAGAGCAAAACAATTTCATAATAGTCTGCAAGACAAATAATTGACACAATCGGGTGGTAGCAATACCACCCGAACAAATCATAGAGGGATATATGTTAGAAAGATTTAAAGAGATATTTAGTGGGCTAGATACAGCTTATGGTAGAACCATTAAATTAAATAAATTACGACAAGATGGTAAGCACGAAACCGAATCTAAAATTTGGAGACAACCTCCTACAGACGATCTTTGGCAAAAACATTTAGATGGAGAAGAGCCAGGATTAGGTATTGTACCAATTACAAAACAAAGTACATGTAAGTGGGGATGTGTTGATATTGATCAATACAATTTAAATCACAAAGAATTAATAGAAAAAACAAAAGATTTACCTACTATTTTATTTAGATCTAAATCAGGTGGTGGTCATTTATTTTTATTTACAAAAGAATGGGTTCCTGCATCTCTAATGCGTATTAAATTAAAGATGATTGCATCCTTTATTGGTTATGCAAAATCAGAGATATTTCCTAAACAAGATGAAAACAAATCAGAAAAAAGTGTAGGTAGTTATTTAAATCTTCCTTATCATAATGTGAATCGAACCGTACGCTATGCATTTAATGATAAAGCAGAAGCAATGAGAATAGAAGAATTCTTTACTGCATACGATACGAAAGCGTTAACCGAAGCAGAATTATTACAATTAAATATTATTAAAAAAGAAAAAGAATCTAATGATGATTTTAAAGGAATACCACCTTGTTTAAAAGCCATCTTAAGTCAAGGTGTAGAAATGGGGCAAAGGAACGAAACTTTATTTAACTTAAGTATTTATGTCAAGAAAAGATTTCCTAAAGGTTGGGAAGAAAAAATGCATGAGTATAATAAAAAATACTTTACCAATCCACTAGATTTTCAAGAAGTAAATAACACGATTAAATCAGCAGCAGATAAAGAATATAAATATGGATGTGGTAAGTCTCCCTTAGAAAATTTTTGTGATTCTAAAAAATGTGCATTACAAGAATTTGGAGTAGGAGATGATACTCCAGCAATACAAATTAATTCTATTGAGAAATATGATTCAGATCCACCTATTTATATAGCATGGATTGATGGAGAATCCGTAGATTGTGATGACGTAACCCTTCATGATCCAGAAAAATTTTCTGTTGCATGTATGAATCAAACAGGAAAGATTATGTTACCGGTAGCTAAAATAGTATGGAGAAAGATGTTAGCTAAATTATTTACTAACTTACAAATCACAGAAGCTCCAGAATCTTCTAAACTAGATGTACGATTAAAAGATGCCTTTGTTAAATTTGCAAGTCGTGCACCAGGTAAAACTATATCAGATGTAGCTAAATATAAAGCATTTACCGAAGGTGGCAAGACCATCTTTAAATGGGAATTCTTTTGGCAATCAGTCAATAATAGTAATATGTTTGATCGTAAATATACCAGTGTTAAATTACAAAAAATATTTTGTGATTTATTTAGTGCAAAAGAAAAATCTAAAAAGATAGATAATAAAACAACTAGAGTTATTGAAGTGCCAGCAATGGACTTAGATACTCCTATTATCAGAAAAAACATAAAGAAAGCAGCACCTTTTGAAGCAAGATAGAACCATTATTCCAGGGCCACCTGGAACCGGTAAAACATATCGTTTAGTGAATGTTCATTTAGATAATGAATTACATAACCTAAAAACACAATCTAAAAAAATTTTATATATCTCATTTAGTAATGCTGCAGCAGATGAAGCAAGAAAAAGAATTAATGAATTATATCCTGGTAATGAAATTATTGTATCTACCATGCATTCTTTTGGAACTTCTATGTTAAAGATAGATACGAATAATCAATTATTAGAAGGCAAAACTTGGAATACTTTTAAAAATTATTCTGGTATATGTAAAGATTTAAATTTTGAAAACGTAGAAAGAGATAACGGCTACCGTGAATACAAAAATAATTACATGAAAGTTATTGAATATCATAGAAATAAATTAGTCGAAGTAGAAGATGCAGCGATTGAATTAGGTTTAATTGATTACATCAACATGGGTTTGTGTAAACAAATTTTACAAGACCTAAATGATTATAAAAGAGATTATAACATGTTTGAATTTTCTGACATGATATCCGAGTTTGTTAAGAGAGATTTGTGTCCATCCCTCGATGCAGTCTTTCTTGATGAAGCCCAAGATCTGAGTCCCTTGCAGTGGGATATGTTCTTTTACATTGAATCCAAATGTAAGCGATCATACATTGCAGGGGATGACGATCAAGCGATTTATTCGTTTCAAGGAGCTTCACCAGAAATATTTATTAACCTAGAAGGAAACATGGATCCACAAACTATTTCTAGACGAGTCCCTAGAAGTATACACAAACTAGCTTTATCTATTTTAGATAATTTAGAAATACGAAGAGATAAAATTTGGGAACCAAGAGATGCAGAAGGATCTGTGATCGAAGATCACAATTTAGAAGATGTTGATTTTAGTTCTGGACAGTGGATGATCTTAACTAGAACCAATGAACAAATGAAATATATTGCGGAATATCTAGAAACGACAGGATACAGATTTGACTGTAAATTCAATGACTTATTGCCGTTTGACCTAGTAGAAGCAATACAAGTTTGGGATAGAATCAATAAAGGTGCAACTGTATCGGGAGAAGAAGCAAAAAAAATTTATGCGTATCTAACTTTTAAAGATGGACAAATTAAATATAAATTTTCTAGTGGCAGTTCTTTAGATAGTGTGGACTACGTGGATCTAGATGAATTGAAACTAAACCACGGGCTGCAAGTGGCGGGCAGCTGGGAGCTATTTAATATTTCTAATGATCAAAAAAATTATATTAAAAATTTAATTGAGAACGGTGAAGATTTATTTAAGCCAGCAAGAATAAAAGTTTCTACTATCCATAGTGTCAAAGGAGAAGAATCTGAAAATGTTATTTTGTTTACAGATTTAGAACCTATTATTTATCGTTCTGCACAGAAAGATAAAGATACAGAACATAGATTATTTTTTGTGGGTGTGACACGTGCAAAAGAAAATTTATACATTATGAGTAGAAATTTTAAACATCAATATATCATAGGAGGAGAAATAGTATGACCAGTAAAGAAGATATGGAACGTTTGTTTCCATTGAGTAAACAAGAAGGTGGAGATCATTATGCTAAACATAATATTCAACCTTATACTTTTATTACATCCAATGACCTTTCTTTTTTTCAGGGAAATGTTATAAAGTATGTAGTTCGTTATAAAGATAAAAATGGAATAGAAGATCTTAAAAAAATAATCCATTATTGTGAACTAGAGATAGAAAGGTTACGTAAATGAGTTTTGCTATGTTAGTTACAATTGTGATATTAATACATTATGTTGTTTGAAGCAGAAATAGAATGGAATTGTCCTGATCATTTTCCTGATTTAAGTCAGGCAAAATATATTGCGATTGACTTAGAAACAAGAGATCCAAATTTAAAATCAAGAGGATCCGGAGCTGTTATTGGTAATGGAGAAATTATTGGTATCGCTGTTGCTGTAGATGGTTGGTCTGGTTATTATCCTATTGCACATAGAGAAGGAAATTTAGATAAACGAATTGTATTAGATTGGTTTAAAGAAGTTTGTGCTACACCTGCAGCAAAAATATTTCACAATGCCATGTACGACGTATGTTGGATTAGAGCTTATGGTATTCCGATTAACGGACATATTATTGATACTATGTTAATGGCCTCTTTAATTGATGAAAATCGTTTATGGTATTCTTTAAATAGTGTTGCCTTTGATTATTTAGGTGCAGTCAAAGATGAAAAAGCATTAAAAGATGCAGCAGAAAAAGCAGGAGTGGATCCTAAATCGGAAATGTATAAACTTCCTGCTATGTATGTAGGTGGTTACGCAGAAAAAGATGCAGAACTTACACTAGATTTATTTAAAAAATTATCAGGAGAAATAAGCAAACAAAATTTAACAAAGATATTTGATTTAGAAACTAATTTGTTTCCATGTTTAATTGATATGAAATTTAAAGGCGTCCGTGTCGATATTGAAGAAGCTCATAAATTGAAACAAGAACTAATGTCACAAGAAGAAGGATTATTGCTAGAAGTGAAAAGAGAAACAGGAATAGATACTGAGATATGGGCAGCAAGATCCATTGCCAAAGTGTTTGACAAATTAAATTTACCTTATTCCAGAACTGAGAAATCACAAGCACCATCCTTTACTAAAAATTTTTTATCGGAGCATAAACATCCGTTGGTAAACAAAATAGCAAAAGCAAGAGAGATAAACAAGGCACACACAACTTTTATTGATACCATTTTAAAACATTCCCACCATGGTAGGATTCACGCGGATATTAATCCTATACGATCAGACCAAGGGGGAACCGTTACAGGTAGATTTAGTTATTCGAATCCAAACCTACAACAAATTCCTGCAAGGAATAAAGAACTGGGACCTAAAATAAGAGGATTGTTTATACCAGAAAAAAATCATACCTGGGGATGTTTTGACTATTCACAACAAGAACCAAGACTCGTTGTACATTATGCGGCTACTACAGAACCTATTTGTTTTGATGAATCTGTATCTAAGATTGTAGAAAAATTTAAAGATGATTCGGTAGACTTTCACCAAACCGTTGCTGACATG